TGGCAGCTGATGCGGTTTCGCCTTCTCGTTGCCGGCCACTGGTCTGGGGGGTAGAAGCTGCTCCCTCGGCAGTGCTAGAGCCGCCGGCTAGTGACTGGCCGTCGATAGGGAGCTGCGTCACGCACCGAATGTGGTATCGCATTAAACCGGTGACAATCATAGATCTTCCTTCCTTCTTTAGTTTTTGGGCATAGAAAAACCGACCTCCAGTTTGAAGGTCGGTGTCAGTTCTTTAGGGAATCACCAGAGTGGAAAGTCTGGTGGTGGTAAAACAGCATCTTTATATTTTTCTTTCCGGTCGCAGGGTTCCCACATGCGGATGCCTGCGAGTACGTCCACATATTCCTCGGCACGCTCGCGTGGCCACCCCATGGTGTCCATATAGGATTGGACGATCACATCCCATGGAGAATCGATAGGGACATCTGTGAATAGCATGGCTGTAATATTACAGCTGGGCAAAAAATTCATCAAGAGCAGGCGCAATATACTGGGCGAATTCATCATCCTGCCACTGCACTGATTTCAGAACGCTTTGCTGCCCCCGATGGAAATCAAGAGTGTTCACCAACTTTGGCGCTCTGGTTTTAGTTGTCACCCATTGGGCATATGCGCGAGCAAAGAGCTCATCTTCGCTCAATAGATAGCTCTGCATACGGCTCTCCGCAAAATCTCCCCTATAGTTTTCAATCTTGCGCGTTGAAGGAGTTTGACGGATCGCCGCAAATACAGGTTTGATCTCCGGCCGGGTCTCATATTTCCATTTGATAAGATGCCCTAGCTCATGGATAGTGGTTAACTCCTGTCCTTGGATGGTCCCGTTAATCGTCACCCGGTACCGGAATTTCCCTGGTTCAACAGGATCCCTATAGGAAGTACCTCTGATGCCGCTATCTTCAATTTTTATCCCTCTACGATCATGCTTTTTCATCAGCCCGATTTCGTATTCGGGGAGGAATGTTTTCCCTTGGTGCGCTTCATCCATATATCTCAACGCCCGACTGACAACCTTGCGGAATTGCCTGGGGGACGTAGTTATACGCTGGGAATACTCGTGTTTCAGCCTAGCGTCAATCTCGGCGCCGAGGGCGGGTTTAGCCTGATCGTCAGCACTGCTTCCTGCAGAGAGCACAATGTTTGGTCTGGGGTCGATCCTGCGTTTGGCCGCCAGGACTTCAGGATCACGCTTCGCCCACGACCACTTGCTAGACAAATCTGGTGTGGCGTCGGTGAGGAAGCCGTTCTTATGTAGCAGCGCTAGGGCCAAGTCGCGGTCGTCGCCGGCGATACGGTAGATTTCTTCCGGCATCAGCCTAGCTACCGACGTGCGCCGGTACCTGCCACCGTTTTTCTCCAGCGCCGCCCCGTATTGCTTCCGCAGGTAATCAGAAGCCCAGCCGCGTTTCGTGGTGCCTTCGGTGGTGATGAGCCGCCGCCTGCCGCCTGCCGAGGTGATGGTTTTCATGCCCCGGCGGGCGTTAACAACTTGGCTGATGTCGGCGCCATCGCGGATAGCCCTGGCGCCTGCTTTGGTGAACACCTTGGCCTGCTGCTCCGGCGCTAGGGAATCGAAGTATTCCTTAGCGTCAAAGTAGAACAGTTTGTGCATATCCGACGTGGCTTCGGAGACTGGAATGGCTGTGCAATCACAGCCTGGGTGCCGGAGGAATTTCATACTGCTGCCGCCTTTTTTGCCAGCCAAGATGGCGCACCTGGCGCAGCATGGGGGACGAACCACTCGGATCCACGTAGTACCAGGCCTGGCGGCTAGGTGGGTGAGTATGGCCATGCGCGCCGCATCAGAGACGGCGGTTTGGGCGGCGGTTGCGAGCATCACACCCGCGTGGTGCCACGCCTGCGCCCGCTCTGTGATAGGGGCTTCGGCGTCGACCAGCTCGGTGATTTTTTGGGCTTGGGCGTAGGCGAGCCCCATCACGGGGTCGCCGCTGCCTGTTACCCCAGCGAACGCCTCCGGGTCCGCCGACAACCCCGACACCTGGTCGTAGTGCTGTAAGTCCAGCGCAACGTCCGCCGACGCGATTGCTGCTTGGGCCGCCAGCAGTTGCCCGTGGGCCACCATCTCGGTGAACGCCAGGGCATGGCTGGCGAACCAGGCATTGGGGTCTTGCGGGCTGTTGGGTCGCCAGGCAGCGAGTACCCGCCGGACTATCTGGGCGATGAGTCGCTGCCGGTAGTCGGCGGCGGCTTGGAGCTGTGGGGGGAGCCTGGAGTACTGGGAATCCAGCATGGTGGTAGGCCTCCCTCCATGCCGCTAGACGACGAGCGGTTACGGCGGTTCGCGTTCGCCCGAGTTGTCGTCGGCGCCGCGTTCAAGTTTTTCGATGATGCCGCCCATGCTGTTTTCCTGCTCTAACCACTCCAGTTCACGGTCGATGCGTTGCTGTGGCCACCCCATTTCGGCCATGGCCCCGCGCACTGACATGAACGGGCGGCCGCCCGTGCTTTTTTGCAGCGCATCGGCGCGTTGCGACTCGGTGGGGGTGCCGGGGTTCTGCCATAGGGTGCTGATTCGCCCGTCGGCTTCCCAGCTGCCGGTGCGGATCCGCTCGGCGATGCCTAGCGCCCACGCCCACCCAGCACCCATGAGGGTATTTAGGCGCTCTACCTGTTTCACGAGTCGGGATTCGTCGGCGCGGATGGCGCCCTCGGCGGCGGGGTTGGCGGTGTTTTGTCCCATCATCCGCACCGGCAGGCCAGTCACAGTTGCTGCTTGTTCGGCCAGCATCTTGATGGTGTCGTGGAAACCCGTCAGTTGGGCGCCCGACAGCTGCTCGATCTTGGCGTCTTTGCTGGAGATCGCCCAGATGGCCCCCAGATAGGTCTCCCATGGGTCGTCGATCTGGTTGCCGTCGGCATCCACGAAGTCCTTCTGAGACACGCCCAGAGCGACCTTTTGAGGCGTCGCCACAGTCTCCATGGCTAGCTGGAGCTGCAGCATCACCCGGCCCGCCATATCAACCAGGGGCCGAAGGTCCGCTAGTTGGGTTTCGCCCGCCCATTCCCCGGTTCGTTGCCGGTTGAGGATCATCACCAGCGGCACCCGGCCTAGGCGATGCTTGATACGCCTGGTTGCTTCCCATTTCCCGGCGCGACGGTCGATGAGCACGGTGGAGTCGGGGAGGTAGAGGGTCATGTATTCGGCGATGCCGGTGTCATCACGGTAGATGCGGAGAGCCGCGGTCATTTCGCGGGTGCGTGCATCGACTAGGGCTGCTATATCTTTGGGGGATTCGGGCATGATCCGGGGCCTGCCGCCGCCATCGCGGGCGGCAACAGAGATGAATGCCCGACCGTAAATCAACAAGTCGCGGTGCGTCAGGTGTGATAGGGAATCGAGGTCGTTGGCTTCCCAGTCGGCACGCAGCTCAGCGTCTTCTTCGAGCGCCCCGGAGCGCAGGAACATTCGCACATCCTGGCGCTCTTCCAAAACATCTATATAGGTGCGGCACCAGTTCAGCGGAAAAGCAAACGGCTGTACGTCGGGTGGCACCGCAATGCCAAGATTGCCGATTTCCTGCAGGCCTCGGTAGTAGCGCTCGTTTTTACGGTCTTCCCGGCGCTGCTTCTGGATCTTGTTGAAGAGCTTTTCAGTGAGTCTTCGTTCTTCTGGCGTGAGCTCCATTGTCACCTCCTTCTGCGGCGGCCTAGCACAACAACCCTGGCGGGCGCTGAAGCGTTTTCCCAATCATCGGCGTGGGCGTCCATGGCCGCTTCGTGGGCGAGCACGGTAGCCATGGCGGGGTCAATCTTTTGCTGTTCCGTTGCTTTGCCGAGCACATACATTTGGCCGGCCTTGGCGACCTTTCGAGCGTTGGCCATGGCCAGACTAGTGAGCGGGCACCCGTCATGGGTGATGCGCCCCGTTGTCAGGTCTACCTCGAACCGTCTAATTGCTTGGTACATGCGTTTGATGCTGTTTGTGGCCCACTCAAACACATGCTCGGCACCGTATTTGAGTGCCCATTCACCGATCTCGGAGCGCCAGTCTTGGGGGTCGCAGTACATGCGTTCCACCTGGTAGCGGTCGAAGAGTTCGTCGACGGCGGCGGCTACTTCTCCGCGGGGTATACGGCCTTGCCACTCGGCAGGATTCCAGATAGTGGGCCTGTCATCTGGCCCGTAGCGGGGTGTGAACGAGAACCCGTCAAGCGTTTCACACCGGATGGCGGTCCAGTCGTTGTTTTCTGATCCGTCGAAGCCCACGCAGATGCTAGTGCCGTCAGGGGGATTCCCCAGCCATTGCATAGTGTTCCTCCCATAGTCCTGCTGGCAGCCAGCTGCCTGATGAGTAGGTGATCCGGTTACCGAAGAAGCGTTCTGCTTGTTCGGGGTCGCGGAGGGATATTTCGGCGGCCTCGGCCAGCACCGCGTCGATATTGACCCAGGGGCTGCCCTTATAGACGGCTTCGAGGATTCGGCGGCGGTCTCGTTTCCGCTCCCACTTCAGGCGTTGGGGAGGAGGAATATAAAACGTTGCCACGTCGTTCAGGTTGGCTTCGAGCGTCGTTTGGGCAACGGATTGTTCGGCGGAGTCGTAGGCGTTTGTCGTTTCGATTGCCCTGCCGCCCATGCCTGCCAGGCCGCGGCGTTGGGCATCGGCGACTTTCGTCATGCGGTTACGCTTGGTCCATAGCCCTGTTTCGTCCTGTTCGCAAAACGTCACGGGGTTGCCGACGCGGCTATCGGCGCTGGCGGTCACTGCGTCGATACGGTCGGCGTCGTCGCCGCCCAGGCCGCCGAGGATACGCACAAATCCGTCACGAACCGCCATTTGGTGCCGGAGAGGACCCATCTGGATCATCGCCCGCAGCGGCCTGTAAGTGTTTTCCACCTGGTCCTCGGATGTGGCAGTCAACTGGATCAGCGGCGATGGGTGAGGCCGCCCCTTGGGCTCACCAGTCTGATAAGGGAAGACAAAACCGCAGCCACAGCCCCAGTCAGAACACCGGTAGACATCCCCCGCTGCCGCCCAGCCGTCAAACTCAGCGGGACCGACCGCTTGAATAACCGTCATCGACGCCGCCCACGGACCCTTACCAGTCTTCTGCGGGGCAATAACCTGCAACCGACGGTAGGTGAACGCCCTGGCACCCAGTGGAACGCCTTCCCATTCCAGCCCTGCGCGGATACGGCCGAAGTTAGCGGCACACCAGAATTGCCAATCGGACCAAACGAATGCCTCCCCACGCCTATAGCCATCGGGGATAAGACAGTGAGCCTGCACCCAGGCATCCCACAGGTCCCCGAGGGTGGGAAAATCGACAACCCAGTCAGTTGGCAGGATCATCGTCGTCATCCTTTACCGCCCGCAGGCGACGTCTGGGCGGACTATCACGCTGTGGTGGCGGGGCCGACTCGGTGACGGAGTCGTCGTCAGCGGTGGAGATTGTCCAGCCGTTGAGCAGGAGACCAGCAGGCGACAGGCCGATGCTATCGGCAAGCCTTAGCACTTGGGTCATCATTGACGGCGTAGCCCCTGGCGCTTCGCTACGGACCGCCCAGCGCACATAGTGCGCAATGGTCA